CATACCCAGATGCTGCCGTAGTTCCTAAACTACCAGCACAAGGTTCAGTGCGTGATAACATCAATCGTGGTCCTCAAGTTCGTTACAGTGGTGGCGGTCGTTTCCCTGAAACACGCACTTGGAATCCAAGCGCAGGTCAGAACTACAAAGGTGATCCAGACAAGATTAATGTAGGTCGTGGTCCAACGAAAGGTAATCAAATATGATACTCAATGGTGGCTTCTTCAATCAAAATGGTAATACTTACAATGTAGCATACTCAAATGTTTCAGCAACAATTACTATTCCAGTATCACACGAAGTGTTTGATAACTTGCGTATTACTAACACAAGTGGTAACACCGTGTTTATGAATGTATCAGCAACTAATCCAGGTAATATTGCGGCTCCAACAGCAGGCGCAAATGGATCAAGTAATGTGTTTAGTGTGCCAACAGGTCAATCAACATTTATAAACTCAGGCATCAACCAACCAGGTAATGTCTTTATCAGCACAATCAGTATTGCTGGTTCAGGCAGTGTATTTTTAGAAACAGGATCATTTATATGATGAACACAAAAAACCCCCAAGCAAAAGCAATCAATCAAAAGCGTGGACCTACAATGGGCAATGAAGGCACAAGTAGCAAGCGTAATGATTTTATGAAAGCAAAATCTACAAGTAGTGGTGAGAAATCACAACTTGCAGATATGGTAATGTCAGCACTTGAAACACGCGGTCGTGGAATGAAACCATTCATTGACCCTACAGTTGAAGGCTTACACGCTAATACTAATGTTGGACCTAAAAAGAATTCAACAGCAGATGGTGCAAAATTACCAAGCAAATACAAAAAGCCTACAACTAAGGGCTGATTGTAGTAAATACACTTGAGTAGCATAGGGCTACTCAAGTTTCGTATAGTTAATTAAGGAAAAGAAATGACGACAGAAAACAATCCTTGGGATGATGGAACAACTTCATCAGCAGAACCCACAACAACCCCCACAAAAAAGAAAACAGTAACTAAAACTGTAGAAGTAAAGCCAGTAGAACCTACTGGCACAGAGTTTGACTTAGAAGGTCTAATGACTGACTTCCCTACAGCCAAAGAACTTGAGCGTTTTGTGTTTGACCAAACCGGTGTTGTATTAAACTTAAAAGGTCGTGCTAACAAACTCAAATATCAAACAGCAATGGATGTATTGAATGGTATTCAAGTTGATCCAGCATACTTAGGTAGTGATAATCCATATGTAGATAAAATTGATATGGTTCCTGTAGAAGATTTGAAAACACCCCCAGTGCGTGATATCAATCTACCCGACAGAGAACAATTACAAAACTTATTCTTTAGTCCATTAGTTCCACATCCAAATGAAGATTCACGTGCTCGTGGTAAGAAATGCCATTGTATGTTTAGAAAATACAAGACTGGTGCTATCAGTTATGAAATCTTAGGACCATTAGAACAATATGCTGTAGGTGAAAAGATTGATAAGTTTGGTCGCACTCGCCCAGAAATATACAAATGGATTGATCCACGCACAGGAGAACAAATGGTTCAGCGTGAAGATGGAACACTTACACCAATCGGTCGTAGATTGCGTAGTATGATGAAAGCAATGCGTGTTAATAAATCAAGTCAATGGGATGTATGGATTGACCGTGAGTTTGGAACACTAAACCAAGATGCTATTAGCAATCCGTGGGATCTTTCTAAGGCTATATGATGGAAAACGCAAGAGACACAGAGATTCGTAAAGCACAAGAAGAAACAAAGGTAAGAGAAACTCTTATCTTACAAAAGATTAACGCAAGTCATCGTCTTGCTTTTGCTGAAAAGTTTCCTGGTCAACTTGAACATATCTTACGCTTACTAACTGAAAGATTACATCTTGGGTTAGATAAGCGTGATGGTGTAGTCGTTACAGATTCATCTACTTGGAAACTAAGTGCTGGTGAAATCTGTGACTTAGCAGACGCATTACAAAAGATACATCAAGTCCGTGAAAACTTAAGGCCCGACTAATGTTAGGTGAAGATGTTCTAATGGCGAGAGCATTGCGTTATAGTGTGGATAAACATAATCTCACTATAGACAGCCTCAAAACTATACCAGGACCACTCAAAAGTAGTTTAATGGATCTCAGCATTAGTATTGCTGACGATATGAAATACAACCAACTAAAGTATTTTAGACCATTCAAGCATCAACTTGAGTTCTTCAAAACTGGCATACACGAACGTAGAGGTATTCTTGCAGCCAATCGTATTGGTAAAACAGTATCTACTTGTTTTGAGACAGCAATGCATCTCACTGGATTATATCCTGAATGGTGGGAAGGTCATCGCTATGAAGGACCTATCACAGCAATGGTTGCTGGTGAGGGTTGGAGCCAAGTTGCTCTTGTATTACAAAATGAATTGTTAGGAACACAGGATGTCAAAATCACTGAAAATCTTGGATCTGGTGCTATACCACGTGAGTGTATTATTACTACTACAATGCGTAATGACGGCGCCAATAATATTGGGTGTGAAATTAAGCATAAGTCTGGTGGTAATAGTTATTTGCTATTTGCCAATTATACGCAAGAGGTTAGACAACTACAGGGTTTCAAACTTAACTTAGCCGTATTTGACGAACAGCCCCCAGATGATTTCTTTAGTGAGATTGTAACACGAACCGCAACTACACAAGGTAAGGTCCTTTGTTCCTTTACACCCTTAAAAGGATTGAATGGATTGGTTAGCAAGTTCTGGAACAAAGAAGAAGGTTATAACTACATTCGTGTCGCTTGGGATGATTGTCCAGAATACGATCCTTGGGGTCATCCATTTCTATTAAAAGAAACTCGCAGACAACTTGAACGAGATTACTTACCACACGAACGTGAAGCACGTATGGCAGGTAAGCCTGTTATGGGTAAAGGTGCTGTATTCCAAATCAGTAACTGGCCTACATATAAGACGGGTGAAATTGATTTTACACGATTGCCTAACATACATAGAGTTATTGCACTTGACTTAGGCTTAGTCAATGATAAAACAGTTATATCACTAATGTATTGGGAACCATATGAGCGAACCGCTTATTTACATAAACAGATTATTGTGCAGGGTATTGAAGAAGCAGTCCCCACTCAGTATATCAATCATCTCCTTCGTCCTGAAGTGTTTGGCACTCCTATTGTTTTACCTGCTGACGCAAATACTTCTGGCAGATACACTATGAGCGCAAGTTCTATAAGAGAACTATTTGAGAGTTATGAACTTAATGTTTATGAGAAAGCCATTATGAATCCACCTGATAGTGAAGGTCGCACAACTAATCACAAGAGTTATGGTATCAATCAAATGCGTCAAATGTTAGAAGTGGGAAGTTTAATGGTCAATGAAAATTGCACTAACTTTTTAAGTGAAGCACAAAACTATTATGTAGATACACAGGGTCGTTTCAGTGACCCAGATGACTGTATTGATAGTGCGAGATATGCTATACTTGCTTGTCTCAATGGTATCGCTGAGCCGTGGGACAATCGTAGCCCACAACAAAGAATGATGGCACAACGAGACAGATATGTCAAGTATGACGATAGCAATAAACCTGCTTGGAAGAAAGCATATTCAGCAACATAAGGAATAGAAATGACTTGGAATATAATAAATGGAAATAACACAGAGGTATTAAAACAATACCCAGACAATAGTTTTGATGCGGTCGTCACAGACCCACCATATGGTATCTCATTCTTAGGTAAAGACTGGGATAGTAAAAAAGCAACAGAAACTACATCAAAACTAACAGCACTACATAACTTACCATCAGGTATGAAACATACAAGTTTAGCAAATGACTTAGAGTTTCAAAAATGGATGAGTGAAGTATTCAGTGAATGTATTAGGGTATTAAAGCCAGGTGGTCATCTACTTGCGTTCAGCGCGGCAAGAACATATCACCATATGGCAATGGCAGCACAGTTTGCAGGCTTTGAGATTAGAGACCAGATTATGTGGATCTATGGTAGTGGCTTTCCTAAATCACAAGATGTTGGGAGACAGATACATAAAAAGGCTAATGGTAAGCCAGACAAACAACGATTTGATCCTGCTATTATGATTAAAGAAGATGGTAAGTATCGTCATCCAGAAACAAATAAACTATACAATATATTACCTGATATCAATGGTGATAATCTAAAAGTAAGCCACGAAGGCACAAAGTATAGCGTCATCTTTGAGGAAGTTATAGAAGTAGATAGTGATTGGAGTGGTTGGGGCACACAACTAAAACCAGCACACGAACCAATCGTTATGGCACGAAAGCCTGTTATTGGTAGTATTAGAGAGAATGTATTAGAACACGGCACTGGCGCAATCAATATTGATGCTACAAGAGTTGGTGACGACATAATGCCTATAGGTGCACACGAACAAACAAAAAATCTATTTGACCCTAATAAAAAAAGCGCATATTCCGAAAAGACAAACATAGGTCGCTTCCCAGCAAATGTTATACACGATGGTAGTCTTGAGGTAGTAAGTTTATTTCCATCTACTGAATCTAAAAATAATCCACCTAAAATGTATTCTAATAAGACAGGATTTAGAGAAGGATATGTAAATGGTGTTGCTCCAGATAAAGAGATTGAGCATACTATATACAATGATGGTGGTTCAGCAGCCAGATTTTTCTATTGTCCTAAGGTTAGTCGCAAAGAACGACACATTGGACACGAAACTCCTCCCGCTATGTTTGGAGATGTGCAGGGCTGTTATGGACCTGATGGCAAACGAATGGCAGAAGGATTTGATAATCGTGCCAATATTGAAACCGAAGATAAAAAAGGCAACGGTCTGGATCGTGTAT